CTTTTGTCAACAATGAGAACACGTACATCGCTCGATAAGTTCCAAACAAGAGGCACTGTGCCTATTGTTCATAAAGGATACTATATGCCACCTGTACCAGAGCCCCTCGCGGGGACCTGGGTTGAGGGAGATGGGAGTGCCAATTGGCACCCCTATCCGACTCATGTGGTGACAGACATATCCTCGACGATAATCGATGAGTCTATAAAGGCTCATAGGATCAAAGCATGCACACATACGAAAACTGAATACGTCTTCAATGACGTTCAGCATTTCGATTATGCAGGTTATGATCCAACCAACGCAGTCCAGCCTGGTAGATACAGATGGGCCTTTCACGGCCCATATGCCCTCCAGGTTGGTCTGTGTGGTCCAACCAACTGGTGGCGCTTACCGCGCGCAGTTGATTTGGCGATTAACTGGGAACAGAGTGATGAAGCGCTCATGGCTGCTGCAATGGCTCGGTTCCATGATGGTAATGAAGTTGATAACTTCACCAACATCAGGGAATCTGGCCAAACGGTGGACATGATTCGTGGTCTAGGCGACACATGGAGAACCTCTCTTCTCTGGATGCCATCGCGGCGTCTTTTGAAGAGGGGAACTCTGGTGCCTGACTGGAGTAGAGCTCTGAAGTTCTACTCTGGTAAGGTTCAGAAGATGTTGCGAGAGTTACCATCAGCTATTGCTAATGGTTACCTTGCATATTCTTTTGGTGTTGCCCCGTTAGTATCGGATATGCGTAAAATGGCAAGGGCCATGGAGACTCTTGAGTCTGACATGAACCGAGCCACTCGTCGCACATCTCGCAGAACTGCTCACGCTTCATGTGGTGCGTCTTTAGACGTCATCCATTTGGAGAGTGAAGGCAATTATGCAGGCCCCGTTGGAACCGCTAGTGACTACTCTTGGAGGCTTAAGCTCAGTAATGAGTTTGTCGCCAAGAAAGTAGCCACTGTGGTAGGTAAGGACTATACACATTATAATACCAAGGTTTTTAGAAACCTTGATTATATGATGCGTCGGTTCTTATCTGCCGGTCCAGCATCAGCTCTATGGGAAGCAATTCCCTACAGCTTTGTGCTGGATTGGTTCGTAAACTCGTCCGCTGTAATCGATTCCCTTGATAACACCCTTACGGGTGGTAAGAGGGTGATTACAGACGGTTGCATATCAACGAAGTATGACTACCTTGGAACTGCTAGTGTTCTTCAACCGAAGAGCACTAACACCCATGTTGTAGTTAGCGGCGTTGATGGTGTTGAGTGGGGTCATTCGCGACATAGCAGTTACCACCGTGTACCGTTCGCCCCATCCTTTTGGGTGGGGAAGAGCGGCAGGTTTGGAAAGAAGCAGGCATCCTTATTGGGTGCTTTGCTCCACCAAAGAGTGGCGAGCCTGAAAGGTCGTTAGAGACTAACAGGGATCAATGATCCTACCATAAACATGGACAACAACATCGAACTGAACACCATTGGAACCTTCAACCTTGTCTATAGTGACAAGGATGCTGGCTCCCTCCGTCGTAAGACTGGCCTTCCGGTCAGTACTCCGATTGAGTTGACCATCCGTCATACTGATTACGTCGACTCGAAGACTAAAATCTCCGGTCGTCGCTCGGTAGTGCGGTTGGATCGATATATGGTGATTGATGCTGCTGGGACTATCGCTCCCATCAGTAGCTACGTGGTATTCGCTGTTCCGAAGGGTAGCGTTGATCTGACGGCTGCTATTACTAGCAACATGTCAGTTCTTACGCAACTCCTCGGGACTCAGATTGAGGCCACGACCCAACACAATAAGGTTGGGGCGATCGTAGTGAACGGCGAACAGTGAAAACTGTTAACTATTCGCTACTGGCCACATCTGTGGTCTCATTCGTGCTGGGGATGATATGTGTGTCTTTATTGATCTGGTCAGGGTGTTCAACCCCGCCGGATCATTTGGATATACATTATCATAACCAGCCGGATAAGCCCAGTAACAGTAAGTAGGCTAAACCTACTTACAGAATACCAAGCAGAAACAGTGTAAAGGAATAATCCTTATGACCATGTTGATTGAAACATATCGTTACCTGCTAGCAGACATCGTTGAGAAAACAAAGGTACCACTTGGTGCCCCCGTAGACATAACGATGGAATGGGTCCTTATAGAAGGTCCCAAGCTAGACAAGCAACTCCTTAGATATCTTGAAGATAGTGGAGCCGAACGCCCCATCTTCCCGGAATGGCTAATGCCACTCTGGGAGGCATTCCTCGTCAACGACGAGGCAATGTATCTTCATGCTCTAAGGCAGTTACTTGTTTTCTGCTATAAAGCCGAGTTCGAACCAACCGATGAACAGATTAAAACTGCTGAAGAGCAGTTTGTTTCAGTTGATAGTAGCATTGATCAATTTGATGAGTACTTTCGTACCCACCAGAAAGATCACTTGTTTACTGTCGCCCGACGTCTCGTTCGTCGCGTTACTCACGCGATTGATTGGACTGAAATTACTCCGGCGCATGGCCCAGGGGCGGTTTACCCGTCCCGAAGGCCGGCACACAAGAGTAACTTCAAGACATACTATACGCAAATAGCTGAGTTGTATCCCTATGATCAATACTTCCATGCTCTTCCATCATATTGGTGGGAGAGTCTGGTAGAAAAGGATCATGAGATGCAGTCTCAGTCTGAATGTGTATGTAACCTTGTCTTAGTCCCGAAGGATTCAAGAGGGCCGCGCGCAATTTGCGTGCATCCCTCCGAGGCCATCTGGATTCAGCAAGGGCAACGACAGGTTCTAGAACGGGCGATCACTCATAATAGGCTAACGCGTCATTGTATTAACTTTGACGATCAGTCTGTGAATGGTCGCATCGCTCTGGAATCTTCTTTAACTCGAGAGTTTGCTACTCTTGATTTAAAGGAGGCTAGTGATAGAATAAGCTTATCACTTGTTCGATTCCTCTTTCACGAGGATTCGTTTAAGTATATAAGCTGTTCTCGCGCTAGTTCTGTTCGTTTGCCGTCTGGTCGTGTTCATAGCCTCAGAAAGTTTGCTCCTATGGGGAATTGTTTAACATTTCCCCTGCAGAGCTTAGTTTTCTGGGCGTTGGCTCGAGCTAGCATTATATGTTCGTATGGTCTAGACTGTACTGACATATATGTGTTCGGAGATGATATCATATATCCTTCGAGATTCCATACTGTTGTACAAAATGCCTTAGTACGATCGGGACTTGTCCCGAATGTACAAAAGACATTTGTTCATGGCTCCTTCAGGGAGTCATGTGGTGTCGATGCCTATCGAGGCTTCGATATTACACCGTATAGAATGAAGGTACGTGGTATCAGCTCTTACTCAGATGCTGTCTCTCTCTGTGACTTAGCCAAAAGGCTGAGAATCAGAGGTTTCGAGCATTGTTCCTCGTTCATTTATTCACGAATCCGGAGAGCAATGGGATCGTTACCTCTCGGTAACAATCCAGATGCTCAAGGGATTTATGAATACGTGACGGATGTTCGGACTGTCTTCTTATATGAACCAAGAGTTAGACATAACTCTAAGTTACATAAGTGGCAGTCTGGTATCTTCCTGCTCCGGCCCTCGAAAGAGAAGCTGGATACGCATGATTGGTATCATGTGCAGGATTCACTAGTCCGCTTGGCTGGAGAGCCTCGCGAGATTAGTGAACGTGGAACCGAGTACCCGATTCCGTATCGGGAACGGCTTGTATACGGATGGACGGATCTATCTTTAGGATAGATTTTGTCAAAGCGTCACCCAACTCTTATATTTATTTGTAAGTCTTAAGTGACCACTATGTGTACCTCTGCAG